GTGGGTTTTGTTGCCATTGGCTTGCCGCCTCTACGCTGGTCATGGTGAAGCGTGTGCCGTGAAGGGCGTTCCTTCGACGTGCAGGAATCCAGTTGAATGGCACCGCTGAAATGACGAACCACTCACCACGGGCAAGCACCCGCTGGCCCCGCTGTAGTGCCACCGTTTTGTACGGCATGAACACATCCCAGCTGGTCACCTCCCCATTCAGGGAAGTGTTCACCATGTCTTGCGATCTGGTGGGGGACAACAGGCAGCCGTCGTAGATGGTGGACTCAGCGCGGGGGTCTTCGATCCACCGCCCGTAGTCATCCATATGACGCGGCTCGGTAATGGTGATCGACTCACCCATACCCTGGATAGCCATTTCCGTACCACCCCCCTATTGGCACGGAGCCGGGAAAAGGGGCGGCGTACATGCTCACTAGGGAGGATTCCGGTGAGGCAAGGTAAGGGTCTGGGTTTGACGCTATCGGAGCCTGTTTTGACAGCAACCCCAAAAACTCAAGGTGCCAGTCTGTCAGCTCCACGCCACCCCACAGGGACGGATTAGCAATCCGACCGCTGTAGCTGGTCGATTCCGTGTAGGGGCCAGTGGTGGTCGATACTTGCATGACACCCACATTCTCACCGATCATAATGGCCGTGGCCACCATGGAGTGAGCAACCAAAATGGCGCGGCGCTTGTTGCGCTCTATAGCAACCCAGTCAGCGGGGGCGTACCCGGCCTCCTCCACCGCCTCACGAATGATCGCCACAGCGTCCTGGAATAGCAGGGCGGCACGACGTCGCTCATGATCATCATGAAAAGGACGCGGTAAGCGCGCCTCAAAATCATCAATGTCAATGGTGAGTTCTGCCACTGGTCACCTCCCTAACTCTGGGATTCACGCTGTGCACACAAGGAACGCAACTCATCCTTGGATCGACCTTTGGGGTCAATTCCAAGGGATTCCGCATAGCGGCGCCACGCATCCACTTTGGCCGCTGCCAGCGGCTTAGGCACCGCTGGTGTATCGTCCTCATCTACCGCATCATGGGTAGATTCAGTCTCAGGTATTCCCAGCTCATCCCCACCCAGCTCACTAAAAAGCTTAGTGGTGTTGGGATCATCCGGGTCATAGTCCACCGTCCCCGGCTGTGGTGTGGGAGCGTGCTTGTCGTCACCGCTCAAGTCATCCGCATCTTTGGCAATCCCATTTCGTCGCAGCCACTCAGCTGTGGAATCGTCGATGTGGAACCTATCACCATAGGTGAACTCCCTTGACACACCGTCAAGGGTGGGTGCCCAAAGGTCTACGGTCAATCGCATCTTGGGCACGACTCATCACCCCTGTAGGCCGGTGAGCTTGACCACAGCCTTTGGGTCGGTAATAGCAATGATGCGCTTACGGACGGCATTCATGCGCCAAGACATAGTGTTACCACCCAGCTCATCGCTAGGATCGCCACTCTCCACGGCAAGCGGGGAGAACTTAAGCGGGATCGTATCGCTACGGAACCCAGCCACACCAGCTTGCATGACATACACGTCATCATCAGTCAGCCACGGGGACGTGACCACACGCAAACCACGCAGAGCAAACGGCAAAACGCCTGTATACACAGGGTTTTGATCTGCCATGTTGCCATTGTAGAAAGCCTGTGTCTGCTGCGAGTTCAGCAGCAGGTCAATGGCCGATTCAGCAATCACCAACGTATCCGGCCGGTAGCCATACAGCTGGTTGTCATCGGTCTTAGCCTGGGAGATTTTACGCTTTGCTGTGGCAAGGTCTTTGAACGGCTCACTATCGCTTGCCGTCCAAGCTTTGCTGACAGCCACGGTCGGAATCTCAGCGGCCTTGAACGCAGCCAGCGTAGCATCCACAGCGGATTTGGTCATGGTGTTCTGCAGGGCAATGCCCTGCCGATTCACCATGTCGATGTTGTTTTCAGTGCGCATTTCATAGCTGACACGAATACCTTGTGCGAACTTAACACCCACCAGTGCCTTGACTTCGCCCTCTTTGATTCCGCTGACTGGAATCTCACCAAATTCAGCGACCTCACGGGCCTTATCGTTCAGGAAGGGTGCAGCCGTTTCCCTATAGGCAACTACACCGCTGTTCGATCCTGCATCACGAAGAAGTGCATCCTCCATGAATGCCAGGTCCATGTTTTGATACAGGCGATCCGGTAGCCACATCGGATCTTTGAGTATCGTCGATACTGTCAGCTCTTGACCACCGTAAGCGCTGGTCAACGGCATATTATTGGGCATGTTGATCTATCCTTATGCTTGTGATGGTCTACGCCACAGGGAGGTTCAGCAGAACCCCTACTGTGTTGATGGAACCGGTACCGCCGGTGGTACGAACAACCGTGCCAACCTTGACGGTGCCAGTAGCGGACACTTTGCCGTCTGCAGCCACTGCCACAGACTGGCCCATTTTCAGGTTCTGCTCTGTGGTCTCAATCGGAACCACGACGCCGCCACCTACATGGACAGCCACGCTAGCAGCTGGTCCTGGGGAGACGGTACCTGTGTAGGTACCGGGGCGGGGCTTACCCGGCTCGGTTACAACACCAATCGGGGTATCAGATGCTCCTGCATGTTCGATGCCCTTATCTGTGAGCTTGACCAGTCGAAAAGGCGTTACCTCTTTGGTGACCGGAAAAGTGATGGGGCCGTGGCGAAAAAGGGGATTCACCATTAGTTTTTACCTCCTCGGAAGGTTGCCACGCCTAGCCGCGCGGGCTGCATCGGCATAGCAAAATTGCTTGAGTTAGCCAACTGATTCAAAAGGTCTTTCTCAGCCAGCTTTGCGGTCTCTTCATCCGCATCCACCCCCACAGAGCCAACCCAGCCTTTTTCACTGACTGGGATAGTTCCGGGGGCCAATTTGGCAAGGTGGTTTTTGAGTGCCGTCGTATCCTCAAGCCCTTGAGCTATGAGGGCATCCCGGCGCGCTGCCAGCACTTTACCGGCCTTGATAGCGGTATCGACCATGGCGGCAACCTCCATCTGGTGATCACGCTCTACGCTGGCATCACCGGTGGCGGCACGCTTGAGTAGGTCTTCATACACGCCACGGTCGATGGTCACAACGTCACCAAAGGCATCGATAGATTCAGTCTCTGGTTCCTCAGACGTGTTGTCTTTTACGGCAACCTCTTCCTGAGTCTCCTCATCGCCGTTGGCCGTCTCATCCGTGACGATCTCCTCAGACTGGTTGTCTTTTACAGCAACCTGTTCCTGAGTCTCCTCATCGTCGCTGGCAGTCTCAGTAGTGAGGATATCCTCAGCAGTGACGGTTTCCTCGGACGTGTTGTCTTTTACGGCAACCTCTGGGTTGAACCCATCCACCGCCACGTTGACCAGTTTTATCAAGTCATCCTGGGAGGTATTGGGGTCTGCACCCAGAGCCGCCTTGAGCTTGTCGATAAAGCTCATAGGTTTCTCCTCTCGTGCCCCGCGTCGATTCATCAGGGCGGGTCGTGGGGCGGGGGCGTCTTCACGGCGGCGATACCGACCACCGCGCACAGTGTTACTCACCCCGGCTAGCTTGCGGTTATCGACGTCCGACCCGGCTTCCTCTACGCGGTCCACCAGACCAGCGGCCAGCGCCTCATCGGCACTGAACCACGTTTCAGCGTCCATGGCCGCGCGCCACGTCTCAGCATCGGTACCGGTCTTGGCCGCGTAGATGTCTGCAATGGTCGCACTTGCGGATTCCAGACGTTCGATAATGGCGTGCATGTCATTCATGTCACCCCATGCCCCGCCCTGTGCATTATGGATCATCATTTCAGCACCGGGGCGCATGATGACCTCCCCGCCGATACCAACGGCAATGAAGGACGCGGCGCTCGCTGCTAGACCGTCGATGTAGACCGTCTTTGTGGCGGGGTGCTCTTTAAGGGCGTTCATGATCGTTAGCGCCTCAAACACATCACCGCCGGGGCTTGAGATGTGCAGGTCAATGTGTGAATCTGTCACGGCGTCGATAGCGGGGACAAACTCGGACGCGCGAACCTCCCAGCCGATTTCCCCGTACAGTAGTAGTTTCATTGCTGATTCTCCTTGTCGGTAGGTGGCTGGGTGTTCTCATCAATGGGTGGTGCGGGCGGGGTCTGTTGTTCCTCGCTCTGCTTGTTCTCACTGATGATCTGCTCCACCTCTTCCCGGCTGAGTTCCTTAGCCGGGATTTGGTTTGTTCGTCTAAACCACTCCTCAGTGGAGTGGTCCATGATAATGACTTTAGCCTGTACAGCCTGAATAAATTCAGAGACTGTAATCTTTTGCTTGGACCCTATTGTGTCGAAAACAACCAATGGGCACAGCACATCTGTTTGGCCGGTGTATTTCTCCACCATGTCAGGAACAAGGTAGTTATTGGCCACCGCTGCGTGCTGTTCAGCAATGGTCTGTAACCCTTGCAAGAACAACTCCATTTGCACCTCTGCCAGTGCATAGGAACCGCCCTTGCCCTCAAGGTTGAGGGCGTGTGCTAAGGCTGTGCGGGCTATTTGCGAGTCATGGTAATTGATCGCCTCACGGGGGCTTACCGTGGTACCAGAAACACCCAATAGGCTGAGTTTCGCCCCGTTGGGAATACCGGCCCCGGCTAGCGTCCCGGCGCGCATAGTCTTACTAATGTCAGCACCGCGCTTTATCTCTTCTCGCTGCTCTTTAGGGGAGCCATTACCAGACGATTCATAGACCGGGTACCCCATACCGTTGCGCTCAAGAATCGACGCCTCAAGACGTAGCAGTTTATCTTTAAGCACCCAGTGCTTATAGGCTGCACGCAGCACTGATGTTCCCAGCCAATCGCTTGTTTGAGGGTCATTGAGATAGACCAGTAGTCGCCCCACCTCTAGAGTGATGGGGCCTTTGTATGGGCTGTTTCCTTTTGCTACAAAAGGTGGTTTTTGTTCGATGGATTCAAGCCCTCCATCGGGGGCTACGTTTATCTTGTGGATCGTGTCTGGCATTCTGGGTGCCAGCTTGACTAACCGCTGTGGTCCGTCGGAACCATCAGAATAGACTTTCTCAAAATACATGTGGCCAAACACAAGTGATTTGAGTGCCCATCCAAGGTGTGACTTAAAATCAACTTTGCCTTTGGATTTGGTGGGGGTGTCTACTTCCTCACCCTCAATTTCAAGGCCCAAATCTTCAGCCACCATTTTGACTATTTCGGGGTCTGCTCCATTGGGGCGGATACGCCACCCGGTGCGGATAATCGGCAATGTCATTGCCTGGAGAATGGAGCGTACTTGAGCATCTTCACGCGCCATTTTGGAATAGACCTGCACAGACCGGGGCCATTGCAAATCTAGGTTGTCTTCTTTAATGGTGCTATATAGGGGGGTACTGAAATGGCCTTTTTCAGTGCTCATGTCTGCACCTCCTTATTTAAAATGCCAAAGTCATGATATTTGTTTCAATGCCGAAATTGTCATTTACAGGGGCTGTGTGGTTTTCACCGCTGCTGTCACGGGTAACGCTTTCCGGTGCCGCGTAAGCCTTGTCAGGAACGTATTCCGGTGGCGTGATTTGTTCAGCGGCCCACACCGCATTGGTGACAGCCACTAGGTTACAAATCACGCCGCTTGTCCTTGCCCATGCCGTGGCCCCGTTGACACCCTCACGGGTGGTTGCTTTTTCCAGGGCCGGGGCGAATGACTCATGTGGTTCAATCAGGACAGTCTCATCTTTGACGTGCCGCATGAAGATGTGGAACGCGGCTTGCACATCTGTCAGGTTTATCAATTTGACCTCTAGCCCCGCCGCGTCCAATTTCTCAGCCACGGCAATGACGGGGGATTTGGGGTCAATGACGATCAACTCTGGGTTGTAGACGTCAATCGCCGCCATGACTTTTTCCATAACCGTGGGAAGATGAAACGAACCGTGGTAGAGCACCCCGGCGTAGCACGG